TTGGCTTGCGGGACAGAACGACAAAGTCAATCTCTTCCGAGAAGGATTGGACGAATACAAAACCTTTGCCTCGCAAAGCCTCTACAACATCCCGTACGAAGAAGTCACCAAAGACCAAAGGCAAGTAGCCAAGTCAGCTGTGCTTGGCGCGATGTTCGGTCAGGGTGCTAAGGGATTGGTGAAGTATGCAGAAGGCATGGGAGTAAAGCTAACTGAAGCCCAAGCTAAGAACGCAGTAGATAATTACCGAGAGTCGTATGCAAAGGTGAAGTCTCTTTGGGCAGACTGCGAGTCTGCCGCTAAAGAAGCAATTGAGAATCCCGGCACTGCGTATCGTGCTGGTAGTAAGTTGATGTTAAAACGTGTGAAAGATACTCTGTGGATGCAGCTACCCAGCGGACGACTTATCTGTTGGCAAAGGCCAAAGTTCGAGCTGTGTGAAACTATTTGGGGTAATAGGATGGGCGTGACTGTCCACAGCCAAAGTACTTACACTAGGCAGTGGAGTCGAAACCAACTGATTGGTAGTAGTATCTTTCAATCCGCGGTACAGGGTACCGCTAGGGACTGTCTTGCCGTGGCTATGCTTAATCTTGAGCAAGCTGGTTATTCTGTGATCAACTGCGTCCATGACGAAGTACTCCTCTTAGTGGAAGAACAAAACGGGGAACCCTCATTGGCTGATGTAATCAATATTATGACTACACCACCATCATGGGCTCCCGATTTTCCTCTTGCTGCCGAGGGTTGGCACGGAAAACGTTACCGTAAGTAAACTAGTCCGCCGTCGGCCATAGCAATCTGACCGCCTGCGGCGTGATGTTGTTTTCTTAAACTATCTAAATATGAATTAAGTGCTTCCGCGCCCATACCAATTGCTGATCCACCAATGCGGGTCATCGGAGTTGGTACAAAGGAAGCAACGGAGCCAAGAGTTCCAAGACCACCAATAGCGGCACCAAGGTAATCACCTTGTTTAAAACGGTTGTATGCATCAAAGCCTTGTAAGCCCGCTAAACCGCCCATAAGGCCACGACCGAGTACAGCAGGCACTGCCCTACCCACACCTTTATAAACGCCTCCTAGCGCGTTTTGGACAGCCGGAGACATACCTAAACTCTCAGCCAGCTTGGTCTCTAATGGACGACCTGCTTTTAGGGCTGCAGCCTCTTTAGCTCTTTGCTCAGTAAAACGAGCTTGGCGAGCGGCTTCTTGTGCTTCTAGCTGTGCAGCAGCTTCTGGATTCATAGGACCAGTGATGCGTGATACAACCTTACCTTGACCTAGTGGTTTGTTACGAGCCGCTTGCATATCTTTGTAAGCCTGATTTACTTCTTCTACAGTCTTACCTTCACCAGCACCAAAGCCAGTCTTTCTAGCCCAACGCTGACCGGCGGAATCCCATTCTAAGTCGGCGGGAGTTACGCCTAATTGTTTTGCGGCATTAACTTTAGTAGCTTCTTGAAAGCCAGTTGAAATCGCCGGAGCTACATATTGACCAGCAATAGCACCACCTAACAAACCGAAACCCGGATTAACTAATTCATCCGCGGTAACGGTTTTTGATTTAGGTGCTTCTTGCTGTGGTTGTTGATTAGCTTGTTCTTGCTCAAGGCGTAAACGAAATTCAAACTCTTGTTGCTGTTCTGGAGTTAAATCTGCCATATTATTGTCCTAAACGTTGTTTCTTCCAAGCCTGATATGCTGCTTCTTTGTTTGTATCTTCATAGGCTTTTGGTGCAGAAGTCACACCTTGATCTCGCTTGATAAGTCCTTTATCTGGACCTTCACCCAATTTTTGCAATTTATTAAAGTATGCATCAGAGGCATCGCGGAATTCTTTACTTGCCTTAAATTGACCGAAGTTAATGTTTTCGCCTCTAGCAATTCTGTCATCATACATATTACGAACTTGGTTCTTGTATTCGTTTCTGGCTGCTAAATATTGCTGAGTTTTTCTGAGCATCTCTGGAGTGTTAGATGCAGAACCAATCATGTCTTGAAACATCTTACGCTCGTTATCAGAAATAGAACCTTGGCCAGTTGCAGACTGCGCAACTTCAAACGAGAAGTTTTGCAAAATCTGTTTGATCATTTGTCTATCTTGCATGTCTTGCTTTGTAACACCGGGTCCAAGAGCTTGCATGGCGTCTTCAATATCTGCGCTAATGCCGCCCACTGGAGTTTGGATACCTTTAGAAAGAGCCTGTCCAATAGCTGATGTAACACCGGGCTTCATATACAAACCAACAACTTGCTGGTCTGGATTATTTTCAATCCGCTTAAGGGTTGTATCAAATTGCTTAATTAGTCGGCCTTGCTCAGCCATCTTCTCTCTATTAGTAGAATCTTCAAAAGATGTTTGAGACTTTTTGTTAGCCTCCATGTTAGCAATAATGTTTTGCTTTTGTTGCTCTTGTCCAACTTGTTGGTTTAACTGAGCTTGTTGGGCACTAACACTAGGTGCGGCACCAACTGGAGCAGCGGGCGCGGTTGGAGTTGTTTGAGCAGCTTGTGTTGGAGCAGCCTTTTGCAATTGCTGATTAAGCATATCGCGAACTTGTCCAACCGTCTTGCCTTGAATCTGAGGATTAGCTTCAATTTCTTTCTGTGACATAACAGAAGTAATTGGTGCATCAGCAGGAGCTGTAGCCAGTTTTGTATTGCCAGTAAACCAAACGATACGATGATTTAATTCACTTGGAGTTAAACCGGCGTCTTGTAGTTTCTTGCCGTTGATATCAAGCAAAGTCTTAGCTGCTGCAGTTTGCAATTCAGGATTAGATTTAAACTGTTCCCAAGAAACATCTTTCAATGCTGGGTTTTGTGCTTTGACTGTTTCAAACGTTGGTTGAGTCATGCCGTATAAACCAGCGGCGCTTGAAGTTGCAGATTGAGCCGCAGGGTTATTGCCGCTTTCAATCTTAGCCGTTTTGCTTAATATTGTGCCTGCATCAGCTGGCGCTGTTGGAGGTTTAATCCCGGGCTGTTGACCGTAGCCACCAACAATCGTACCACCACCAATATCGCGATAGTAACCAGAAGCCAAACCTTGCTTGTATTGCAATGGTGAAATGGTATCTGCAACAAAGCTGTTAGAGCTTGGGTCGTATTTTTGTACGTTGATAGTAGGTTTGTACATATCAGCGCCCATATTGATCTTAGACGCTTCTTTTAGGTTATCCTGATAGTACTTCATCGCGGCTTGAGGATCGCTTTGGCTCATGCGAATAACTTCGCGCCATACTTCTGGGTTAACCAATGATGGGCTCATGCCACCATAACCCATACCACCAGCGCCACCTACTCCGCCAGTCATACCAGCACCACCACCCATACCAGCCATAGCTTGGATCTGTGCACGAATGTTAGCGTTCTGTTGAGCGTTAGATTGCAACGTTGCCATTTGGGAACGCATATTCATGGTCTGCTCATCTTGCTTATCTTTTTGAGCTTCACGCAAAGCAAGCGCTTCAGATGGACCATTTACGCCACCAGCTGTCCAAGCCGTAGCGTCTTTTAAACCGCCCAAAAATTGACTCATTGGGCTAGTACGTTGACTAATTAAATTTTGCATATTCTCCAAAATAGACTTAGTCGATTCTGGAGTTAGGTTTGTTGCGCCCTTAGCTGCTACAGTACCTTTTGGTGACACTGCAACTTGAGCCCCGCCCAAACCACCAATTGGGGATTCTTGTTGATCTAGATCTTGATCAGCCATTTATTAACCGCCTCCGTAATTTAAGCAACCCGCTGGTAATCCTATGCAACCAGATGGTGTAGGAGTATTTACACAGCCGCTATAACAACCGCTTTGGTCATTCTTACAAATAATTAAGTTACCACAAGGGGATTTGCAATATCCAGTGGTACTGCAACGGCTAAGAGCGCAACATAATAAATTGCCACCGCTCTTAAATATACAAGACAAACCGCCTTTATAACCTAATTGCTTTAACAGTGAACAGGCGCCAGCAACACCACCTTGCAACGCACTTCCAACAGAACCTAGTTGGTTTAATGGGGATAACTGAGTTTGTGCGGTAGTTTTTCCGGGAACGCTCAATGCGTTAATTAAGTTTGCGTAGTTTCCAATTGGTTGGAATGGAGCGTTCATCTGTGCTGCGCCAGTTGTTAAACTAGATTGAACGCACTGAGCACCAAGATTACCTAATGCTTGTCCAGCGGACACGCCAGTCTGTTGGTTTTGTAATGCAGATTGCATTTGCTGAGCAGCTAATGTATCAAACGCATTTGCTCTAGCTTCGTCCATAGCTGTTTGGCCACGCAAGCTGCCAAAGTTACCAGAACCAATTCCAGCAGCCATAGTAGGCGCTGTCATTTGTGGCAACAGTTGGCACAGCTGTTGACGCTGAGCAGCAAACAAACCGCCCATAGCAGTATTAGTATTTGGGCTTACTTGTCCGGTTTGAGCACAAGTCATCCAAGGATTAGCCGCGCCAGAAGCAATTTGACCTACTGAAGATCTAGCTTGTGCAAAAGGATTATTTGCGCCAGATAAAGTGTTTACAGCGTTTTGAGCTACAGTGCCACCAAACTGTGGTGCAGCAGCTTGTGCCGCGCCCGCTTGGTTAGCAATGTTTTGTTGAGCACCAGAATACCAACTTGGTAAAGTGGTTTCGGTAACCGCTGAGTTGGCTAAAAGATTATTTAAACCAGAAGAGCAAGATGTTGCCATATTATTTTACTTTCTTTTTAGCTTCTAACAAATACCCAAGTGGGCCTTTGCTATCGGGGGGCAGTTGTTTTGCATCGTGACTATGTTTGTGTGCGCGAACTGTCTTTAAAAACTCATCTAAAATCTTAGCACCACTATCGTTGCTTCCATCACCAAGTCCAGATACTACATCTGCTGGAATAACAAACTCGCCGTTTGCTAACATGGCTGGAATAGAATCTGATGTGCCAGTACCACCACCTTTAACAAAGTGATGTAAACCGCCTTCACTAATAAACTCAGGTTTATGCTCAACAATCTTACCGCCGCATTTTGCATGAGTCATAATAGATGGAGAGCCCTTTAAGGGATCCAACCCCATAGCGGGAGTATAAAAACCAAACGCGTGACCTTGATGAATATCTGGTTTGCTACCTTCAGCCATATGCTGAATCAATCCACCGTCCTTGGCATTTTCAATTTCTTGTTCGGCCATTGGTGTAATTGGAGCTTGGGAAATATTGTCTTGCCCAATGTTGTAGTTTTCACTAGGCAAAGCAACTTGATTGCCATGAACCATTACTGCAGCTGGTGTTGTAATAGCTGGGCCTTGAGCCATTCTATTAATACCTGCAGCAAGAGCACCTAAACCACCAGCTAAACCAATGCAAGTTGCACCGCCAGAAGATGTGCCGCCAGTTGTTCCACCACCCATACCGGGAAGACCGCCTACGCCGCCTTTACCGCCGGTAGGACCACCACCAATTACTTTACCAATTGTACAAGTAATACCGCCCGGAATTTTGGGAATCTTAGGAATCTTGGTTTTGCAAGAGCAGAGAGGTGGTTTTGTAGTAGGAGGTGTACAAGCAGGAGGTGTTTCGCAAGCAGGAGGCTGGCAAGCAGGAGGCTCGCAAGCAGGTGGTTGGCAAACAGGTGGTTCGCAAACAGGAGGCTGGCAAATAGATGGTTCGCAAATAGGGCTGCAAATAGGACCGCAACCTGTTGGACCGCAACTTAATGGGTTGCAAGGAATAAGGCAACTAACACCGGGGACGCAGTTAAAGGTACATCCTAAGACGCAACTAACTCCCGGTATACATCCTATTACACATGTTGCTACGCAAACAGCACCGCCCATAAATTACTCCATCACCATTGAATAGATATTCTCAAAATAATTAGCACCTAGCCGTTTTAAAATTGGGCTGTAGTCCATAAAAGGTTTAACATGAAACATGATTCGTTGTGGTTGTCTTTTTTTAATTTCCTCAACAGACCACTTAATAAACTTTACACCTAGCATGCCTTTACGATAATTTGGACTAATATACAAAACATCCGAATTAGCGGTAAGACTGCTTTTATAGTGTATATGATTTACAACAAACCATAAACTATATCCAATTAATTTACCGTCATCACGAATAGTGTGAATCTCTAACGAATTTTGGTTGTACAAATTGTTATATCGTTTAAGGTCTGGATCCAAAGCAATAACGTCTGTACGTTCTGCTATCTCTTCATAATGCTTTTGAAACAAATCCATCGCTTCTTGTGTAAAAGGCTCTGGCGCCTCTTTTTGAAAAGTAATCATTTGTTTAATATCTCTGCGTGTACTTCACCAACAGGTTCACCTTCCCAATTGGTTGTTACGGATATTGGAAACTTATCTTTCCAATGTTCAAAACTTAAAAACGCACCGCCTTCTTTACCAATTAAAAGCCAGTGAGGTATTCCATCTGGCGAACTAACTGTTTTTCCAAACAGTGCATGCGCTCCGTTATCTTTGGCATACTGCCATTGAGACGCATCGGGGTTGTCTCTTCCCTCTAGATTAAACTGAATATTACCAGTTAAATATACAAAGGCAGAATCAACACCGGGGTGTGTATGTTTTGGGGAAGTGCTGTGTGGTTCTGTAATGTACAGCTCCACTTGAAACTGACCTTCTCTAAACAAACACAAAGACATTGCGTTATCGGTATAGAAAACCGGATTTTCAAAAGGTGGTCGTAACGGAAAACCTTTTTTGCAATACCAGTCTCTAAACTCTTCAACCGTTTGCCACATGACTTGCCTCGATGGTTTTGGCATGTTGGCTGCCTACTAATTCACCTTCCCAGTGCGTTGTTACTGACACAGGGTCTTTGTCTTTCCAATGTTCAAATATCAAAAACGCACCGCCAGTATTACCTATGCGTAATGCGTGTTCTTTATTGCCATCATTAACTTCTATGCCTTTACCTAAAAGCATATGTGCGCCATTTTCTTTAGGTTTTTGATACTGGGACAAATCAACAAATTCGCCGTTATCTTTTGTAAACTCTAAATTACCGGTCAAGTACATTGATACTGACTCAACGCCCGGATGCTTATGCATTGGTGATTGCGTGTTTGGCTTACAAACATACAACTCCACTTGATACTGGCCTTCACGATAAAGGCATAATGCGTATGCTATATCGGTAGTGTGGATTGGGTTTTTAAAAGGTGGCCGTAATGGTCGACCTGCTTTTAGCCACCAATCTTTAAATTGTTCAACATTATTATACATAGGCCATTAATTTATGATTTGGCATATCGGAATGTCTGAATCTAATTCCAAGTGAATCCAAAGCATGCATTATACGCTGGCTCTCGTTATTTGTGTAAATTGTGTGTACACCTTCTTGCTTTAATTCATCTAACAAAGCGCTGATAGAATGTAGCGTAACCAATGGTGAATCTTGTGTGACAAAATGTACTTGTGCTGCATGACCGCCCAACGGCCTAACAAACATCAACGTATCACCCATTTGTTTAGTTTTAGTTCCGGGTGCGTCTAAATGTTGGCTCAATCGATGCGCTATATGATGCGGGTTTAAACCAGCTTCATTCGTAGTCTTTTGAATTATTTCATGTGGGGTCATGGTTTACACACCTGTGTAGCATCATAAGTTGTTAATGTTTCTTGCACCGGTTTAATAATGGCAGTAGATGTTTCTTTATCAATTTCTAAGCTACCAAAACAGCACAAGTTCCAATCTTCACCATTAGCAGCTTGTTCACTATACGATGGAACATGAAGCTGAAAGTGTTTAAATAAATATTCTTGGTCACCTTCAAACACGCGCCAAGCGTGATCTTTGGTTCCGCGTCCCGGCGTACCGCGACTTTTGTTAAAGCGAATCAAATACTTTTTCATACAACAATTGGCGCTTTAATTTTTTTCTTATTAGCTACCTCAGCAGGTTTTACACTAATATTAAAATGAATAAACTTAAACGGATCGTTAGACGCATTTCTTGTTAAAGAATGTGGCAACCAAGAATTTGTAATAAACAAACCACCGCGCTTTGGTGCAAATACAATTCCTGATGTTGCGTCTGTTACTTTAGTTGTATCTTCTTCTTGCAAACTGATTTGGCGTTTGCCTAATCTTGGATCATGAATAATCAACTTAGGGCAATTTTCTGGACATTCTAAAAAGAAAAATCCAACTAACTGCGCATTGTCATTATGAATATGCTCTTCCATAGAACCATATTTATAATGCTGCTGTCCCCACATTGAATGAAAAAAAGTAACTTTATTGTCCATATCGTAGCCTTGGGTTTTTAAAATGTTCCAAGCAGTACTGACAATGTATTTACCAACTTCTTGCATCCGTGGATCAAAAACCATATTCTTGGTCATGATAGATGGATACAAATCATTCATCTTGCAATGTTCTTTAATGTACTCATCAAACACTATTAAAGCCTCTTCGACAAATTCTGGCTTTTCTATATAGTAAACAGGGCTTGCAAAATAGCCGTCGGTTTGCAGAACGTCTTGCACGTTCTTTGTGGATTCGTCCATATTGACCTAAAGTGGAGTTAATGATACCTACATATACTAATGCAAATATAACACGTTTTCCGCCCTAAATCAATAACTTGGACCATTAATAATTAACGTAAATTCGTTAGCCCAATCCTGCCAATTTTCAAAACCTTCCGGACTTGGAACTGGAAAAGTCTCAAAAGCGGCCATGCTGGACATTTGCTGTGCGGCTTTTTTCCATTCTAGTTCTGGTGAAAACATGACGTTTTGACTACCGAAGTAAATAGCCATATTGCCATTCCAATCTTCCCAAGACATGTGGTCTGGTACACATGGAAAAAACTGGCTGACCGAAATTCGTTTAGGGGCGCTCATCACCGTACTCTGCGGTAATAATTAATTTACCCATTTCGTAATTGCCATCTAAAGTATTAGATTCAAACTTTAACTGAATTAAACGGTGCTCAACTCGCAAGTCAATTTTTCCAGTGTTTTTATCAAAATAATATGGTCCAGAATCTTGTTCGTCTAAAGCCATTGTGCCACTAGCAAACTTACGACCTAAAATGGTCATAGACATTTGGCCAGATTGCAAGAAGTTTGGCTCAACACGGCGAATATGCATGCGGCGGTTAATACCTACCAAAGAATCACTACCGGGCGTTCCTGAAATCCAACTAATATCACTAGTAGTAATACTAGAGTAAACCGCAACTTCGCCGTTTAGACCAATTTGGTTTTGACCATATTCGTGTTGCCAAAGGTTAAAACCACCAGTAATATAATACGCGTTGGTATTAGCCACAGGGGTTGGAATAATTGCATTTGCAACGGTAACTAATGTAACTCCGGGCGGTTTTACCGTAGTGTTGTAAATGTTTTGACAAGCTGTAATTGTATAAGTATTGCCATAGCTATTTGCCGGTACAAAAGTTACGCTGTCGCCGGGACTAAATGTGGCGGTTTGATCGCCACTCAAATAAAACTGGTTATTTGCAGGAGCCGCCAAACTAGCTGGATGATTAATTACTTTAGTAGGTTGTCCTAAAATTGGACTATAGTTCCAATCAATCCAAATAGGTAGCGGGAATAGCTCTGTGGTATATCCGCAAGAACGTTGAGCACCTACTGCTTGACCAGCGTCATACCAAATCTTATCTTTAACATTATAGATAATTGCATCGGTACACTCTGTAGCGGTGCCACGGGGATAAAAGAACCAAATTTCATTATAGCGAGGCACTTTGGTTGCCCACACTTTTTGACGTTGTTCGTAGTTGATGTTGTCGAAAAGGTAATTTACATTTTTATCATTAGGGACTACCGAGACTTGGCCATTATATAGATAAAATCTATCAATGCCCATCCACCAATAAACACCGTCCATCTCAACTACAGCATTAGATGACATGATTGAAATTTGGCTGGAAATAATATCGTAATTCCAGTAAGTAGAAGGAACTGCTGTAGAGCCTGTACCCGCCGGATTAAACGTAACACGAATTAGACTATCAGTTGCCCAAAACAAACCGGATGGCGCATTAGTACCACCACGCATTGGTAGTCCCTTGACAATCTTAGAACTACTTACGTTAACTTGGTTAGCTAGTGGTCCATTCCAATCATAAAAACTTTGTAAGCCATAAGTACCATTAACATTATTGTTAGCGATAAACCCATGAGAGCCATACACGAAAATAAAAGGATATAGAACACAAACACCTCCATCAACACTAATGGGTTTGTAAGTTGGATTTTGCCCTTGACTATCAGATAGTCCACTAAACGTCCATGCTGAATTGTTTGCTGGCGTAATATTGCCAACTAAAACTTGCGATACCACACCGCTATCAATGTTAGTTAAATTTTTAGCTGGGTGAGCAAACACAGCTAATTGATTTCCTAATGGACTAAATTGTGAATCAAATTGCCAATTGTTTAAATACGGGCCAGCAGCAGCATCTGCGGTAAATACTGCATTACTAGCAAAGTAAACCGTGTTAGGCGATCCAGAAATAGTATTGCCAGATACCGTAACGGTAGTTGTATTAGATGAGTAAACCGCATTAGATACTGTAAAATAAATTGCATTACTTTGGTTAAAGATTACTTTGCTAGTGTTTGGAAATGACGATACCGCGTTGCCACTAACAACAAAAGTTGACGATATCGTGTTGACATTAGAAATGTTTGCAAACGCCGTACCGGGCAAAATAGTAACTACAAAAGGACCGCTACCAGTTGCAAATGTAGTGCCGGTTGTAAATGCGTCAAGTTCTTTATAATTACCAGCAAAGATATAGTTTACGCCGTTATATGGCTGTGCAACCATGCCACGGTAAATGCCGACAAGGCTATTAAAAATAGAACGAAAGCCGCCCATTTTCTTTGGTACACCACGTTGAAAACGACACCATACACCATCGGTATACTCGTCGGTTTCAAAATAAGTTCCGTCTCGCTTGATACCCGCTGGAATTCTAAGAGTGTAAATCTTAGTGAACTGCGAGTTATCTTGCTGAATATTATCAGCTGCCATTTAGAACGTCCCGCCGCTGATTGACTTAGCGTTAAGAGAAGCCAGTACGTTGACCGCTGGTACGGAGGGGTTAGATCCGTCCATATTAATAATTTCGTTTCCGTTAGCAGTCAATCCCAATACGCCTGTACCATTCAGATACATACCGGTGGTAGTATCGTTTGTAAATGAAAACGCCGGTAAAGACTGTGAGCCATTAGCTGCGTAGAACAAGTTTGTTGATGATGCTGTTAAAGTATAAAGATTTAAACCATCACTTAATACTGTAAAAATATTACCTGCGGGCAAAACCAAAGGGGGCTGTGAGCTACCTGTATTTTGGAACGTAATATTATAATTAGTTTGGTTAGTGTTATTAACCAAAATATAAATCTGTGTAATAGCTGGCAAAGTAACAGCCAGTGTTTGAGTTCGTGTACCTGACTGCGCAATATACGTTTGAATAATTGGCGCGTATGATGTTAAATTTAATGTATTGCCAACAATAGTATCTACGTCGTATGTGGCAGAGTTAAATGTAACAGCGGATGGCGCGACCCAACCAACGGTAACAAAGCCACCAACAGTTGAGTCATAGAAAATAAATCCAGAGTCACCCGGATTGGTAACAATTGTAGTGTTTCCGTTAATGGTACTTGGGGATATTGGGTTGATTGTTAATGAACCCGTACCGTTGTTTCTAAAACCAATGTACCAACCATAAGTTAACGAGGTAACTGAAGGTAGGGTAAACGTACCGGCTCCGCCGTTCCACACAAAGGTAGCAGCGCGGCTGGCGTTGTTAATGGTAGGAGAAGAAGTAACGTCAATAGTGTTTTGGCTAGTTACTAACTGGCCGTTTGATGTAGATAGCCCCGCGCCAGCCAAAGTGGCTGCATCAGCAAATGATGTACCGGCACCAAAAGTTACGTTGCCCCAAATGCCGCCAGCAGAATTATTATTAGTAAGATAGAAATACTTAGCACTATTAACGGGTACGCTAACAGAATTTGCGCCCGTGTAATCTGTAATTGTGAACGCATTTGATCCCAAATTGCGGAACAAAATGTCCGCGCCCAATGTTCCTTGATCAGCTTCCGGTAAAGAAATAATAGCAGCATTAGCGTTAGCAGTAGTGCAAACACAGTCAATAATACGGGCTGCAGGGATTTGGCCAACCCCTTGATTAACAATAGCGGGCCAATAGAGAGGTGTAGATGATCCAAATGATAGGGCATAGTATGATACCTGTGTTGGGGTAACAACAGTACCTGTAAAGGGCGATGTATAAACTGGGGTAGTCATTTATTAGGGTTCCTGTACATTCGTGTTGCGATCCACACGACGGGTGTTGTCTTCTTTTTTAAGGGCTTCAATGGCGTCGTTGTAGTATGATTTCCAAACAGGCAATTTGTCCAACGCTTTTAAATAGCCTTGAGCTTGTACTAAAGCGCCGTATAACATAGCTTGCGGTGCAATTTGCGTCCATAAGTTTTGCTGGTTAGACGCATCTAAAGGCTGAATTTCAGCAAAGTAAATAATCTCTACTGGGTAAGGTGTATTTGGTGCTGGAGCAAAGTTCCAATTGCTATAATCATAATCAGCATAATAAAGCGGCTGACCAGTAGATGATTCTGATAGATACTGCGACACATAATCTTGACTGCGCAATAAAATAGGCTGACCGTTAACTTTCATAGAAACGGTTTTGCGCCAACGAGACGGTTTGTTTAAAATAGTCTGGTTAGTTGCTAAACTGGTCTCTACAACAATTAACTGTAAGTAAGTTTTTAACTCAGCAGCGATTGATGATTCTGCCAAAGCAATTAAATTAGGAATCTGTGCGATAAAGTCAGCGTCATCACGCTCCATGTACTGCTGAATGTTCAGTACCAAACTGTCGTAGGTCATAATAACTGACATGGCTTACCTTGTGTAGTAACTGATGTTAGGTTGGAAGTAGATTGGTGACTTATCACGCTCTTCGTTATTAGCAGCCATAAACGCTTTTTCAGCTTGACCTTCTAAATATTGAATGCGAGCCAACTCTACACCGGGCAACTGTAATGCCATGCTGTGGGACAACTGTTTTTGTACACAGTTGATCCAGCGGTCTGGCACATAGATTTCGTTAGTCAACGAACCAACGTCTTGCATTTGCTTTTCAATTACCAACTCAAATACTTGGTAGTTATTGTTTGGTACAGGCCACAAATACATTGATGGATCAATAGTGCGGTCATACCAATATTGCAAGGAGCGTTGGCTTGGGAACTGTTTGTTTGGCAAGTTCCAATAGTCATCGCGGTTTAGACGAGCTAATGGAATAACTTGCTGAGATTGTGCAAATTGAATTGCGCGTAGTGAGAACGTGCTAGTTGTACTACGGTTTTTTAAACGATAGTAGTAAAACTGCTGAGTTGCTTGAACTTGGAAATATGCCCAACCAAAATCATTTAAGGTTGTAGATGGGAATGATTGCCAAGTAGTCCAATTAACACCATCATTACTAACTTGCAAATCCAAGTTGTATGTTGTTGAAGTGTTTGGGGAGTAAGCGTTAAAGCCCACATAAAAGATGCGGGTTTGTTGTCCGTAAGCCGCACCAAAATAGTTTTCAGCTAAGGTTGATGTGGCATATAGGTTTAAGTTAGCGTTGTTTGTTTGATCAAACAAAGCGGGCGAGTTGACGTTGTCAGTTGGCAATGCAGCGGAAATAGATGGGTTGACAATGTAAACCCAGTTAGCCTCACGCACATCAATCGTGGTTGGGGGTAATGTAATCCACTGCGCATTGGTTTGCGCACCAACCACATACTCTTCCAACAACCAAAGATTAACGCCCAAGTTTGATAAGTTTTGCAAGTTGTAAAACAACGCTTGCTTAGCTGTATCAATATACTCGGGCGTGATTTCTTCTGCTGTTTTACCAGCATCACGATATGCATAAGAAATTAACTGGTCGACATTAATAGTTGTCTGACCAGTTGTTCCACTGTAAGCCATATTACCTTCCGCGGCCAGCGGCGCGCTTAGTTACTTTTTTGGGGAGATTGTTACTAGCTGGACCAGCTTTCACAAACTCCTTACCGACCTTCTTTGGAATGCCTATTGTGCTTTTACCAGCAGCGGCTGCATACATCGCAGCTTGCTGGTCTTTAGATTTGTATGGCATCAGCAGACCTTTTTACCAGCTTTCATGTAACCCATTTTGTTGCGTACGTCTGTTGGCAACTTAGCTAGACCGGGGTTCTCTTGTGCATCAACTTCTTTCAAAGAACCGCCTTCGTTCATGTTAATTGTGCCGCCTTTTTTATAAATACCGGGCTGATTGCTATATGAAGAACCAAGATTAGAAAACGCTTTACCAACTCTTTGCATAAAGCTTGGTTGGGCTGCTCTACGACGCATTGGGGCTGGAGCTGTTGGGTAAGCTTGCTTACCGTTGTAGCTGCCGCCATTCATATCTTGTTCAGAAGGCATACCACCGCCGTTTACATCTTGCTGTGATGGATTGCCATATGGAGTGTCCATATCAGCGATATCGCCTTGGTAGCCAGACATAGCTGAAGCTGGTTTTGTACCAGTTGCTTCATACATACGAGCCATAATAAATGGATCAGTTTGATCAGCGCCGCCTAGATATTTTAACTGTTCAGCAGTCAAACCGCCATCAGCCATGCATTTCATCTTTTTGGTTTTGCCGCCTTTTTTGTATGTGTCGCCCATTGCATTCATGCGACCTTCTTCCATACCTTTTTTAGCAGCATCACCACGTGAACCAAAAGCTTCGTAGTCAGCTTTTGCTGTCTTTTTGTCGCCTTCAGCCATGTTTTTGTCGTAGTATTTTTGTTGTGCTTCAGTTGCACCAGCTTGCTTGACGGATTTGCCGTCAGCATACTTTTTTACTTTACCACCTGTCTTGTACTTGTTTGGCATCTCTTTAGCGCCAGACTTAGCAGCGGCTTTTTTGTCGCCAGTTGGAGCTACTTTTTTAATCTTGTCTTTTTCGCCAGCTGGCATCTTGTTAGTTTTGCTAACATCGCTACCTTTAAAGTTTGGCTTGGTAGAAGCTTTAGAAGGAGCAGTAGCTTTTTTTGCAGATTCTTTGCTCTTAATCATTTTAACTGCATCGCCAGAAGGCTTTTTATTTTCATCCGCAACGCTGCCACCTTTGGCAATCATCTTTGGTTTTTCTTTTTTAGCAGCCTCAATGTTTTTGATATCTTGTGCAGTTTTTTTAACACCATATACACCAACAGAACCGCCGGTTTTATATTTCTTAACAGTACCGCATTCTTTTTTAGAACGACCACCTTTTTTGAGTTTAATCTCAGTTGGCTCAGACTTATCGTGCTCGGCTTTATCGTGTTGCTTAAAAGCCTTTTTAATCATCTTTTTGTCTTGCGCCATATCATCGGCACAAGCAGCTCCGCCTTCTTTCATCTTTTTAGATGATGAGCCGCCGTAGCACATTGCTTTTGGCTTAGCGTGACCGCCTTCTTTGAAGGCTTGCATCTTTGGTAGTGTTTTAAAACCGTCCATGTTGTTGATTCCTCTAGAGTTATTGGATAGCGGACTGATCAGGTCCTACTTATACTAATGCAAAAAAAGGGCGTTTTGCGCCCTAAGCTTGGTTTAAAAACAGGGCTCTTTCACGCTCTCTGCGCTTTTGGAGCACTGCCGGTTTGTTCCACATCAGAATGGCATCCGCCGCTCCTTTGAGGTCGTTTTCGTTAATTCTCTTTACCACAGTAGATTTACGAAAATTGGTTTCGCCAATATTGAAGCACAGGCTGTATAGGGCGTCGTATTGGTTCTGGGTAAGGGGTACCCTCACCGAACTCTCAACGGCCTCGCTACACCACTTTAAATCGCTTTTAAGAAGCTCTTTTACCTGCTCATCTGTCAGGGTTTCATTAAGAAGGTGTTCTTCATCGGTTTTGATGAGGTGTCCAACGCCAATTGTTAATAGACCTTTTGAGTCTTTATAAGCCTTATTACGAAAGCCTTCTTCTTTGGTAATAAAGTCTAAAGTTGAATTAGCAATTGCCATGATGTTTTCTTCGATTTGTGTGTAGTTATCAGAAAAATGCACTGCTGCAAATATGCCAATTACCCACAACAGTACTACAAATATCTTTTTCATTTGGGCTCCTTTCTCCACGCATTATAGCGTGAATTGGGGGGTCACTTATTTAGTGAGTCGTATTGTTGGTAGCAGGCTGAGAGGCTGCTTCGCAGGATGTCTGCTCTGGCAGCTTCCCATTCAAGAAAGACTGCATCCTCGGCAGAAAGGGACAACCCAGTTCCACCTTGTCCATTTGCGGCGTCTTGGGCGCGACTGGGACGCTCACGCAACTTGATAAGAGCATCAGCAAGAGAGTTGTTAATAGAAGCGATTTGCGCATCTTTTTCCATCCTTATTTGGTCGGCGGCTGCTTGGTGCTTTTGTTCGGCTTCTTGAACCAATTGGGTTTGTCGAACTTTATATGCTTCAAATCTTCCCGATTCAAAACTAAAGCCACTATACCAAGCACCAGAAAGAAGTAAAGCGACAGCGATAATTTTGACATAAGTTAATGGTGATAATGGAAACATCAATCCCCCGGTTCCGTTTTGCCTTTCATGGCTACACTAGCACCGCCAGCAGCCGAGACAATTCCAAGAGATTCAGCAAGCTCACGAATGCTGACGGAGTTTTGCATCACCTCATAAAAGGCTAAAGCAATCACCGCAATAAGACTAATGAGCCATGTCACCCGACCGATGTCATAGGTCTCATTGTCTTTGCCAGTGAGGAGCTGTTTGATGAACTGGCTCACTTGTTCAGAAAGCCTTGAAACAGGTTAGCCAGAATGGCACCTAAGAGAGCCGCAGCGCCGCCGATTCCAAGGAGCAGTCTCCAACCACCATGAGCCTCAGCTAAGGTCTTCTGGATGGCTTGGATGCACTCCTTGATCTCTTTCATCTCCTGAATCATCTTGTCCATGTCGGCTTGTAGGTGCTCAATATCATTAGCATGGGTGGCAAGCTCCCTTGCCGTGGTGATTGGGTCCATTTCGTTCATTTAATTAACCAATGAGGGCAGTAATTTCAGCTTGTGTTAGTCCTAATGCTGTTAGTTTAGCTAGTGCAGAAGCCTTTGCAGCTATGGCATCTTGTTCTGCCTTTGCTTCGGCAGCTTGCAATTCAGCTAATTTAGCTTTTGCTTGCGCCATGTCATAAGCGACTTCTTGTTCGTCTTTATCGTAAGCTACATTGCCACGAATGGTAACAATAGATGGGTTAAGAGCAAAAATGGCTTGATGTAATTTAATCATTGTGCAATTTCCATCAATGTAATTGAATTTGGACTACTAGCACCATTCTGGCAAACTGTAGCTGTTCCTCCAGCTCCATCAGTATTTTTAAATTGCACCTTGTATGCAGTTGATGAAACTGATGCAGGACTATCTAAATAAATATAAGACGCAGAAAAAATGTTTCCTAATGCTGAACCTGTATATCCAAGTTCAGAGTTAAATTGAACAATTTGAGTTCCATTTCTGCAAATATTAAAACCAATGTCATTATTTGCAGCATTATTTGTTTTAAAATTTTCTGGCAAATTTACAAAAATTAATATTTTGCTTGTTGTAAATAATGGGGTAATAGAAGCAGTTAAACCTGTGTCTATAAATGTATTTGAAGTTGAAGAAACTGCCGTGGAATAAGTAGCATTAATCACTTGCAACACTTTACTAGGTGCAGCTTGTGGATTGCCGCCCGCTGGGAACGTTACCCCTGCGGTGCTATCTACCGTCATCGAGCCGGAGTTACCGGATAAAATTAAGCTCATTGATTATGCTCCTGTGTCTGCTGGTAGGGGTGTGTTGCCGGCTTCGAGCCATTTGAGGTAGGCTTGGTAGTCTGTTGAATCTTTATCAATAACTTGATGCTGTTCAGAGCCACTATCAAATACGGTTTTTTTAACTACAATATTTGAATTTCTAGGTATGTAATAAGTAATCATAATTCTGCCCCAAAACCAAGATAACTAGATGTAGTATTGTTTGACGCTAATACATAACTTTGTCCCGCAACACCGCCACTCGCTATATTTAAATCTATTCCAATATAGTTTGCATTGGTGTAATTTGGGTTATATGAAATAGTAGTTGCTACAAGAGCTGTCGAACCGCTATCAAATTTAAATGTATTAGCAGCAGAAGAATCTAGTGTTGTTGGGGTTGCTCTCATTGGTGTTTGCAACGGCTTAAATGTGTTGATTGTTGACGCATTAAAGCCTGTACCATAACCATAAACTGTATAAGCAGGACCTGCGTTGTAGCGCTGATAATACCTCTGACACAAAGCTAACTCTTGCTGATACTGACGATATTCAAAGCCAGTTGCTGAGCTGCCAACTTCGAGTTGAACACCGGTGATGTAGAAGGTTGCTCCGTTGGTTGACACTACGGATGTTGCGCCTGTGGCTGATAAATAATTATTTG